GTTATCCAGCCACTCAACTGTCGCTGTAAAACATCCTCGAGAATCAAGGAGGTTCCGCAACGAAACAGTAGAGATCACTGAAGTTACGTCGTCAGTTGTGTAAGGTAACGCCTGCCGGACACGTGTTATTGAAACATCGTGTCCATTAAGGTATTCCTTACCACAAGACTCTCTGAACCTACCGGTCCAGAAAGACTTGTCCAGACCAACTCGAGCACCAAAATGTTCGAGTGTCTGTACAACTGTACGCACTTGTCCGACGGGGACAATCAAATCGTCCCCGTAGACACGCACCGACCCAGTAAGGACCTTAAGGTCTTTTCTGGATAACGTCGTGTTGAGCTCTTTCTGAATTCCTAGAAGGATCAGGGTCAAGAAGACCATGGCCTCCATCGGGAAACAGAGAGCTGAACCCATAGACGCGAACTTGGCTAGGCGTATAACGCCAAAGCCAGGCACGTCAGCCCGCCTAGAACGACAAGCTTGAATGGCCCCTTGCAAATGAGGCCATTTTCTTGTCATTCGAAGAATAAGCTGATTGGAGACACGGTCAGATGCTTCACTCAGGTCGAGTGTTGCAGTATGACCTAACATTGAGCCAAGACGAGCATGCTCCTGGTTGGGAGCTTGATCGTCAAACCCAATGAACTTACGGAGGAGTTCATCCCTACCGTAAGCATCAAGAAAACATCGCAGTAATGCCTGTTGTGCATATTGCATACAGGCAGGTTCTACCGCGATGATTCTTGGTGTCTTCAGTGTCTTAGGTACAGAGATAACCTTCACAGGTAACTCTGCGCCGGGTTCGAGGTAGGTCACATCATCTAAACTATCAGAAAAATGATAGTTAGGAATGATGTACTTATGAGAAGGAAAGTACTTCTCAAGTCGTGTGGTCCAAGAAGTCATGCTGTACTTACCATTACTGGTAAGTTTATCAGCAGTGGCTCCAGGGCCATGCTTCGGAAGAAGGTTACCATAATGGACATCTCTGTCCATTTGTGTAAAGACTTCTCCAAAAAGCAAATCAGATATTAGCTCAAACTCACAAAGGTCACTTTCTGTGAGATTTGAATCTGATTCACGGACCTCCTGCTCACACTTGATGTAATCGTGCATAGCCTTCCATTCCCTAGCAGGAGTGCAAGGAAATGAAATCTTCCCGAAAGACAACGTAAGTTGTCTAATCGCGAAGAAAGCATCTACGCACGGATCATCAAGCAACACGCCGGTGTCAGCGTCGAAAACACGGGAGAAGAAACCTCGTAAAAATACGGGGAGACTTCCCCTTCTTTGAGTAAAAGAAGG